TGTCTATTTGAATATTTTCTTATTGGTATTTGTTTAGTTATTGTGGGAGCGAGGTAATCTGTTTTATTTCTAAAAAAAATGTATTTCATTTTTGTCCATATTTATTCAGATTATCAGAGATATCCAGGATATCCCATATATCCCCATATCCCACATATCCATGATATTGGATATATGTCTATTTGAATATTTTCTTATTGGTATTTGTTTAGTTATTGTGGGAGCGAGGTGTTTATACCTATACTCTTTCTAGCCAATTGTTATTGACCCATGTATTCCTATGCATTATCATATTGGTCTTCTGTCCATTACATTTGATACAGGCTGCTACTAGGTTATCAAGGGTATCTTGTCCACCAGCATCTTTAGGGATAACATGGTCTGCTGTATTAGCATCTTGTCCACAGTACATACATATATAACCATCTCTGATTAGTACCTGTTCTCTTATCTTATTCCAGGCTGTTCCTCTAGATGATAATTTACTCATATACACTCCATTAGTATTAATATACATATGGGGATAATGGATAGGGTTGTTATGATACCCCCAATTATTAGGGTATATATTACCTTATCCATTATGCCTCACTGTATTCTACAAATCCTATATCCTTTTGTTCAGGACATTCCTTGGTGTTTCCTATTGTTACCTTATCGTGACAATAGCACCAATACACTATATCAACTAGCATAGATATTCATTATATCAGAAACCTTCACTAGGAAGCCTTTAGAGGGGTTGTCAGAGATAACACACTCTATCTTACGTCCACGTAGTTCTATGACCTTCTTGAGCAGTTCTGTGGGCAATGAGAGTACTATAGGGTCTTGTCCTGTTATAGGTAATACTAATGACCAGTACTTAGCCTTTGTTACATTGATACCGCTGGCTTTCCACTCTTGAGGTGCATTATACCAGCATTCATACTCAATATAGATGTTTTTAGTATCTTGCCATCTATAGTCTGTCTTTACTTCTGATGTTTCTACGATATCAGCCAAAAGGTTCTCCCCTTTTAAGCCTCTACTGAAATCAATGTCCCAGTCACTCTTGCTTGCCATTTTGTCCTCCTAAGACTTCTTCTATATCTTCGCCTTCTGCTAATCTCTTGATTAGTTCTAGCACTTCTTCAATTCTTTCATCAGCACGGCTATAACGTCTATTCTTCATATCAAGCCAATTGTTGAATTCCCTTGTGTTCATTAACCAATAGCCTTCTTAATGCTAAGTACTACATTAAGGGTTATTACATTAATTATTGTAAGCATCAGTATATTTACTGATATTAGTAGTTCAAACATATTATCTCCTAGTGTATAGATATCCTTAAATCTAATAAGGAATATCTTTATGTATTAATTATATACCCTTTTTTTAATTATTTATCATTTATTTACTATATTCTATATTAGATATAGTTATCCATACCCCTTTGTTCCTTAAGACAATTGTCTTGCTGTTGAGTTTTTCAATCTCTATTACTTAATCTACCCTCACAGACACACGGTAAATTAACTGGGGTCTAACCTCGCTGGTTAGTTCTTTTGATACGATTACATAATGTGAAAGAAATGGAAGAAACACACTTAAACATGGTAAATAGAGACATACCATGAGTTTGATGTAAAAGAGTTATTATCCAGAACTACTGGCTCAGAGTCATTATCTGTCTGACATGGAAAAAGGAATCCTGCTCTAACCAGGGATATCATCGCTTAATTAAGCGGTACTGTTATATTTTAAGTCTATTGGCGGTCAAGACTTGTCCAGGCTTTGGGTATCGGTGGGTATGAGAGACAATCCCAAAACCTGAACAATACTATTGTATCACAGTTTTATTCAGAAATTAAGGTTTTTAGCAAATCTGGTTGAAATCCTGACCAAATGTTATCATCTGTAACAATAACTGGCACTGATTTGAATCCCATCTTGCTTACTACAAGGAAAGCACCTTTATCTTCTGAGACATCAAAGAGTCTATACTCAATCTTGTTCTTCTTGAAGAATGCTTTAGTTTTGTCACACTGGACACAGTTAGGTTTAGAGAAAAGAATAATCATAAGAACATTATACCAGGTATAAGGAAAGGGAGCCAACATACCGCCATGCTGACTCCCTTACACACTTAGGAGGTGTGTCTCACAGGATTCGGGGGAGGTGAAAACCTGATAATACTATTGTATCATACTTTTAAACAGTTATCCAACTATTTCCATCCCAGTATTTTGCATCCCAGTCTATCCATTCCATACCGTTCCATACCTTCTGAGCACTAGATGTTGCCCATTGCGTACCGTCCCAATATTTGACAAGAGATGCTTGCTGGTTTATGTATGCTTTTCCAGTAACCCAATGTTTATTTATCTCATTAAGTGTTAGTCTGCCATTACCGTATACAGCGTATTTATCAATGTATAGTGGTGTTGCTGTCAAACTGCTATTTGATGGATGACCAAAGAACACGTTGAGGAATGCAGAAGTCAATTGGTTAGCACTAGATGTTGCAGAAAGAGATACGTATCCAGTCATAAGACCATCAAAGAATACTGAAGCCAGTTGTGCTCTACCACCTTGGTCAGAAACACCTCCATCACCACGATAAGAGATAACTATATGGTGCCATTCACCATCATCTAGTCCCTTTGGTTCGTGTAGCAACAATGCCTTTAGTTCAGAACTTGTAGCATATACCCATTTTGTATTACCTTGAGTTGCACTTACGTTTGTAGAAGATAGGACGTTTGAAGAAGTATATGAGTTTCCAGATACCCAGTTTGGTACTGTTGCCCATACAAAACTTGGACCATTTGCGATGCTGTTAATACCCCAGTCAATTCTGTTTGCTGAATAAGAAGAATTGTATAGAACATTTACTTTTCTAAGTGCAGTATTTGATTTCTGTGGACTCTTTACCCAACATTCAATTGACCAGCCAGTACTATCAGCAGCAAGAAGATTGCTCATTTCTGTATTCATTGTAGAACCAGCAGTCAAGTCTACTTCCTGAGAAGCAACACCATCAGTTGTTAATAGCCAAGACTTACCGAACTTACTTTCCTGATTAACTGTCACACCTGCTGGGGTATCATCCAATGCTCCCCAAGAAGCATTTGTACCATATACATCTGTAGGGGTATTCTTGTCAGGATTATTAAGTGTTACATAATAGTTTGCAGCATTTGGAGCAGTAGTCACAAGGTTGTTGTAAACATTAATATCATTAATTACATTGTTATTGAATGCCAATGCTTCAATCTCACTCTTTGTCAATGCTCTGTTCCATGCAGCAAGGCTTGACATAATCTGTGTATTTGTGCTAGAACTGTTTGAAAACAAAAATTCTAGATTATCTAGTTGGTCATAACCATTTGTAGTATTTAGGTAGGTGTTATGTGCAACCATGCCATTGATGTAAATTGCTCTCTCTAAACAATACTTACCATTTATGGTGTTAGCATTTTGATGGGTAATCCAAGTAATTGTAATGTTGTACCACTGTTCAGGAACAATCGTAGGAAGCATTGCAGAAGTTGGCAATGCGGCTGCGTTAGATGCACTAGTTACATATCTATGGTTTGCCCAGTTTAACTTACCAACGTTACCTGTTGGGTCAAGATAGTTTGTACCACCAGCAACAGAAATCTGTTCATCTGAAGTACCGTTTTCACGTTTAAAAATTGTAAAGGTTGGACCAATGTTATCTACACCAGATGTTTTTACAACCTTGTACCAGAAGTTAATTGTTTCACCCCATGAATTATATCCATAGTTATTAGTGTATGCCTGACTCTGTCCAAGTACTAATTTCCTGCTTTTAGGAACAGTTGAATATGTTGGATTGGTAATTCTTAGTGATTGTGCATAAGGACTACCTGGAGGAGCATCGTTATAATGTGTCCATGTTCCAGTAGTTCCAGTTGGTCCCAGAATTACGTTAGCATTTGGATTTACAGCAGTATTAATCCAAGGGTCAACACTGCCGTCAAAAGGAAATAGTATGGAAACGTCATTATATATGTCTAACCATGCCATTTAAATCACTACCCAAAGCCAGCCAACCTGTGGAGAGGAAGGTGCTACAGAAGATACATATACATTCTGGTCACCTTGAGGTCCTTGTGGACCTATCTCGCCTTGTGTACCCTGGATTCCCTGTGGTCCTTGGATACCTGTTTCGCCTTGAATACCTTGAGGACCTTGAGGACCTTGTGGTCCTGTTTCTCCTTGAATACCCTGTGCACCATCAGAGCCATCTGCACCTGCTGGTCCTTGAATGCCCTGCTCACCCTGGGGTCCTTGAGCACCAGTCAATCCCTGAATTCCTTGAGGACCTTCTGGTCCCTGAATACCTTGGATACCTTGTTCACCCTGTATACCTTGTGGTCCTGCGTCTCCTGCTGGACCTGCTGGACCTTGGATACCTACAGCACCAGATAGGTTAAGTTCCCAGTTAGTGTGAGTACCAGAACCAGTGTGCTTATCAACATCAATGTCAAGTTCACCAGTAGTTGGGTTGTATGAAGTAACGTCACCATGCATATGATTTGTACCAGATGCAGCAACAACTGTCTGACCAACTGTGTAGTCTACTGATAGGTCATCAACAATAAACGACTTTGCACCGTTGCCAATTGTGTTGGATGTATTTGATGTGGTGTGGTATCTATCTCCATCAGCACCATCATCTCCTGGGTCACCTTTGTCACCCTTTTCACCTTGGATACCCTGGATGCCTTGAGGTCCTTCAGGACCCATTGGTCCTTCAACACCTTGAATACCCTGTGGACCTTGCTCACCTTGGACACCTTGAAGTCCTTGAGGACCCGTATCTCCAGCATCACCCTTTGGTCCTTGAGAACCTGCTGGTCCTTGTAGTCCATCTGCACCATCAACGCCAGACAATCCTTGTGCACCTTGGATTCCTTGTGGACCCTGTACACCCTGTGGACCAGTTGGACCTGGCTCACCAGTATCACCTTTTGCACCAGTCAAACCAGTCGGACCTTGTGGTCCTGCTGGACCTACTGGTCCTACAACAACTCCAACATTTGAGGTAAGTAGTTTGATTTCTGTAGGAGAAACTACCTCAATCTTGCTAGTTGCCGATTCTGAAAGTATCTGAATAGTTTTCATTAGTTGGTCACGTCCTGCTCAACGCTTATTGTGCCCTTAATGATAGTCCAGATAACTTCATCTTTTACTGATTGCACATCAAAGTAACTAATCTTTGGAAGCACTTCAGTGTCCTGAATAGTAAGAGACAGCAAAGCAGCATTTGATGCAATTGCTAGTCCTTGAAGTGGCACAGAGTCATCCTGGTTTGTTTTAATTACACCAGTAAATTCATACCCAGTTAAGTCTATGTCTACACCATTCTCATCTTGCATAAAAATGGTAAGTTTGGCTGTGTCGCCTTTGTATATCTTCCAGTTAATTGATGCTGGAATGTTTGAAATTGTTGTCATTGAATCCTCCTACAGATTATATCTTTAATTATACAGGTAAAGTCCTTATGCTGTATAATAGTATGTGTAACATTCGCCACGTTACAGAGCGAGGTTGAGGGTTTTGAGGCATTGCGACTCCCCTCCCTCGTTCTTTTCTTACATATTATTAATTAATTGAACGATTATTGCAGCAACAACACCAGTTATACCTGATGCTGTCCATACCTTAAATTCCAATTTTCTAATTCTTGTTTCATGGTCTTCCAGTTTATCTGGGTGAGATGATACAATTCCCTTTAGTTCAAGAACCGCATCGTAAATCTCTCTTAGACCAATCTCAACTTTTGGACCATCCATGCTAGAACTCCTCCTGGTTGAATGCTGAGTTTACCTCATCATCAGTCAGAGTTCCATCATTTACATATCCACGTGCTAGGTCTTCTGTTACTTCCATTACCCCAACAAATGCTGCTACAAGAGCAGACTGCCAGATTTCAATACCAGCCAAAGAACCTGCTGCAAGTACACCAGATACCTTTAGGATGACCAAAGCAGTCATACGCTTAAGAATGCTTTTCATTAGTCTTTTCATAGTTTTTCTACTCCTATCTCCATTATCCATCGCTCTGGACTCACGTCGTGTGTAATTCCAATAATTCTATATGAGGCTGTTACACCCTTAAATTCAATGTTGATTCTTGAACCAATGTCAAGGTTGGTTGCAATGGTTGTGCTTTGCTGGGCATTCCAGATGATTGAAGATATCTGTGCCTTTGGCTCTGCAAACTTAGATAGAATCTCTTGTGCTCGTTCATCAAGAATGTTGTTCATTTCTCTTGATAGAGAGTTGCCAGGGTTTCCTGTCCATTCATATAGATAAACATCGTTGTCTCTAATGTCACCATCAACGTAACCCTTTAGAGTTCCAGTATTCATCTGTACGTTATCTACGTATACCGTGGTTGGCAGGGTAGATGTGTTGATTCTAAAGAAGATTTGTGCATAGTATGCTCCAGCAGGAGATGTTGCTGTTACATAGTTTCTAATCCAGTCATCCTGTGAAACTGCAGTGGCAGATGAGAATGATGAGTCAGATAGGAATGCACCTGATGCATCGTAGTATCTAAACTTAATCTGTGTTGTTCTTCCAGTTACCTGGTTGATACCAGCCTTTGCATAGAGAGATGCTGTGTACTGTGTTGCTGGGGTAATTGGGAATCCCAACTGGCTATCAGTATCTTCATCATTACCCTCAACACCAAAGCCATAGTCAAATGTGGTAGCAGTTGCACCTGCGATAACACGCATTGCCAATGCCCAGTCACCATTTACTGGTGCTTCTGTTCCTGTAGCAAGTAGTCCAGTAGTTCCCTGTGCAGCGTTATCAATCTTGATTCTGTTGAATGATGAGTAATCCTTGTTTGATAGGATATTTACACCTTCTGTACCATACTCAAATGATGGGTTGTAGCAAAGGTTTTCAATCAATGGTTGTGTATATAGATTAGTATCAATTGCAAGTCTTCTAGTTCCCCAGGCATCAATGCTGATATCGTTTGTCAATCCATAAGAAGTGTTTAGTTCAATTCTTTCCTTTGGTCTGTCAACATCTTGCTTTGTACCGCTGTTTCTTAGGACAACGTCATTAACGATATCCTTAGTTCTGAGCGTCATTCTAATGTCTGAATAGTTTAGGTTGCTTGAACTATCAGTATCAGAGAAGGTAGCAGCAAGTGGTGCATACTCAAATGATGATGCAAATTTAGTCTTGTTGTTCTTGTCTACCCACCATGCTGCACCTACAGAACGAGTTGCAAGGTCAAAGTGGTCAGCAAGAGATGCACTGAGAACAGTGTCCTGAAGTCTGTATGGAGAGTCAGTACCAACTTCTACAAGGCTAATCTGGTTGAATGCAACTGCCTCCAGGATTCCAGTAGTAGCAATTGTTAAATCTTCCGCAACTGCAATTTGGATATCGTGATTTGTAGAAGTGGCAATGAATTCGTAGTTAGGAATTGTCTGTAGTAGTGTAGTTCCTGATAGAGTAACTGCTGTTCCATTACCTACCCCAGCAACCTGCAGACGATAGTTATTAATCTGAGCAGATGCTGCAGTTAGAACAGCACGTCCTGATAGACGATATTGCTTTCCAGGAATAAGTCCATTGATTGTCTTCTGAATGCCAGTAGAGCCAATTGTGTATGAGCCACCAGTAGCAGTAGCCGTTACTTCCTTGTGTAGAGATAGGGCAGCAGTAGGAACATCAAGGATAACCTTTCTAACAACTCCTTCAGGAGCGTTGGCATCTGTTGTGCCAGTTGGCAGTGTTCCAAAGGCAGACCACTCATCAAGGTCAGCAGTTAGTGGCAGGATAGTTACAGATGCAACATCTGATGCAATAGAGTATCCAGCATTGTTTAGGGCATAGACTTTTGCATAATATGTAACATCCTCAGTTAGAGCATAGAATCCATATGTGTACTGTAGTCCAAGAGTTACGCTTGTGTGTCCAATAAAGTCTGGGTTGTTAGCAAAGTGAACCATGTAGCCATCTACTTCATCTCCACCATCATCAAGAGGTGGTGACCATGTTAGAAGTGCAGCAAGGAATGTAGGCAACTGTGACATACCAACAGATGTTGGCTCACTTGATGGAACGGATAGAGGAGCAACAGTAATGCTAACTGTAGACGTGTATGGAGAATCTCCACGTGCGTTTGTTGCACGTACTCTGAAGTAGTATGTCTGACCAATTACTAGGTCAGTAGTTGTGTATTCTGTTGAGGATGCAGTTGTAGTAAACGATACAGCATTTGTAAATGATGAACTTGTTGCATACTGACCATTGTATCCAGTAATTGCACCGCCACCATCGTCAGTAGGAACATCCCAGTTAAAATAGACACTGATGTTGTCTGGAACTTGGTTAACTGTAGGCGAGGTTGGAGATGATGGGAAATCAAATACAGGCATAATGTTTTCATATGCCATCTCTGACCATGTACCTTGCCAGTTTTCAGTACCATTTTGACCAGAATCATTTGATGCTCTTACACGGAAGTAGTATGTCTGCCCTTCAATGAGCAGTCCAGTGTTGTAACTGTTGGTTGTTGTTGATATTGTTGATGCATTTACAAACGATGAGTTTGTAGCCATCTGCAATTCATAACCAGTAATTGGAGAACCATTGTAGTTTGGTGCAACCCAAGTTACATCAACTGACGTGTCTCCTGGCTGCTGGTTTGCATTTACTCCAGTAACAACAGAAGGTGCAGTAGCAGCAATACCATACTTACCATTGCCTGCTGGATACCATGCAGAGTATGCAGAACCATTTTGTGCTCTAACCCAGTAGTAGTAAACTGAGCCAGTTGTTAGTCCAGTATGGAATCCGTATGCGTAGTCAGCACCAACATAAGATGAAGTAAAGGTTGGGGTAGTTCCAGCAGATGGAATATCAGTTGCAGATGTAGAAGCATAGATGCCGTACAAGGTAGCGTTTGATACCAGGCTGTAGTCTAGACCAACAGAAGTTAGGTTTGGATATGTGTTTAGGTATGTTGGAGTGGCAGGTGTAGCACTACCACGTGTTCCACCAATACCTGTACCAGTAGCAGGATACCAAGAAGAGTTTCCTCCAGGTCCTTGTGCTCTTACCCAATACCATCTTGTTCCACCAATAGCCATACCAGTGTCTGTGTATGTAGTTGATGATGAAGTGAAGTCAGGAGTAGATGCATCCGACGGTGCACCAGTAGGTGTTCCTGAATACCAAATACCATAGTTAGTTATTGAGCCAGTTGCACCAGACCAGTTTAGGGTTACACCAAGTTCATTGCCAGTTGCAGTTAGGCTTGTTGGTGCTGTAGGTGCAGGAGCAGCAGGAGGAATAGTAGGAAGAGTAATTGTTCTTGAAGCAGTTGTGTTTACAGGAACGAAGGTGGCATTTGTATTTGCATCTACCCATGCTGTAATGGTAATTGTCTGTGTGCCGTCAGAGTTGTGGGGAATGGTAACTGTACCTGATTCAAGAGCCAGGATAGAGTTTGGCATTGATTGTGAGTTGCTGATGGTAGTTGAACCATTACCAAAGAAGTACTTTGTCTGTGTTGCACCACCATTAACTGTATAAGTAACCTTCATCCATCTGGTCAATGCCCATGATGAGAACATACCAGCAGATGCGTGACGAAGTTGTAGACCATCAGTAACAGATGACGAGTTGGTAGCACTGTTCTGGGTAGACGAATACCCAGTATCTACAAGCCAGAAGCCATTGGCATCCTTGTGCGTACTGTCATAACTTCCTGATGTAAAAGCCATCTTACTTCCTTATATAGCGTAGATTGGAACGTCAGCATCTACTGTTGGAATAACTACCTCTGTGATTGATTTATCTGCAAGGGTTTCAATTCTCTCTTCCCATCGCTGAAAACCAGAGGTTGTGCTGATTCCAATAATACTTCTGTTCGTGTGTGATGCAATAGCATCTGATGCATAAATAGATACATAAGCATCCATATTGTTTGTTACTGAATTAAATACATAATCAGTCTCTATATCATCTATTGTACCAAGAAATATGCTACCTGCATCTGGGGTATCAAAGGTTGAGTTATATACCTGCAATTTCATCTCTGGTGATAGAAAGTTTACAACTGCTGGGTCATAGACATTCTTTAGTCTTATGCTTACAGTTCCAGCATCAACTGTAACAATGCCACCGTAGTTAATGTTTCCACCACGGTCTGACTTAATGTTAGTTGCTTCAGCAGCAATATCTGTCCAAGCAAGAGTAGTCTTGTCTTGAACCCTTACCTGCAAAAAATTGAGGACTGCCTCTTCAATTATCATAGAGTTCTCCTACCAGAGATTCTCTCGTACTCTGCAATAGATGCAGCAACTGCTCTACCAACTTCTGCGTTAGGTGCAACTGCCTGAACAGTGATATTGTAGGTATTTCCAGTCTGAGATGCAATTCCTGGGGTATTACTACTACCCCTAGAGTTGTAATTGGCTGTAGCGTCAAATGAGAGGCTGTCAGATACGCCTAGTACAGCCTTATCTATCTTTGTGACATCGTCAAGTCCAACAGCAAGACCAGCGTTAATCATTTGACCAAGTTTCTTCATCTCACGTGATGGAGACTTGATACCGAATATCTTCTTGATACCACCCATGATAGAGTTACCAACACTCATAACGAAGTCTGTAACAGCCTTGATACCGCTCTTAAGACCATTGAGTAGACCGTCAATCATATTCTTACCAAAGGAAATGAACTTGGCTGGCATACTTCCAAAGAAGGTCATAATGCCATTCCAGTTCTTGATTAGAATACCAAGTGGGTGGAACTTTGTAAAGATGTCAAGAATGAATGCAATACCCTTCTTAACAAAACCAACAATGTTGTTCCAGGTATCTCCAAGGAACTTGCTAAAGTTTTCCCAAGCCTTCTTACCTGCTTCAGTCTGTGTGAAGAAGTAAACAAGTCCTGCTACCAATGCAGCAATGGCTACAATCAAGATACCAATAGGGTTAGCAGACATGGCAACGTTCATTGCCCATTGAGCAACTGTTCCTGCTGCTGTGATTGCCTGCTGAATCTTCTGGAAGGCTGCGTATGCCTTCATAGCCACTGTAACGGCTGTCAAGCCTCCTGCTGCTCCAAGTAGTGCTGCTCCCCATCCAAGAAGTGCTTCCTTGTTATCCTTTGCCCATGCAATTGAGTCTTCAAGCCATACAGCAAATCCTTCTACAACTGGGAGAAGTTTCTGTCCAACAGTCTCAGATAGAGATGCCATGATTGTGTCAAGTTTTTGTGTGGCTGTTACCTGGTCTTCTGCAGCGTTACCATTTACCTTGGCAGACTCAGCAATCAATACGTTTAGTGCACCAGCGTCATTGCCAGCCTTAAACATTGCTTCTGCTTGCTTGTATGTTGCATCAGTTAGTCCTGGGAATGATGCAGCCATTTCCTTTGTGGATAGTGCACCATCAACCATCTGCTTTGAGAACTTCTTTGACCAAGTCTCTAGGTCTACACCAGTAAGGGCAGCAATGTCTGCACCTGTGGCTACGAGGTCAACAGACAGTCCCTTAGCAGCAGGAGATAGTCTTGCACCAATGTTGGTAGCAAGTTTTAGAATGTCATCGTTGTCTTTACCAAGAGCAAGACCTACAGCATCTGCTTTGGCTGCTATGTCGTTCAGGAGTCCTGGTGTAGCACCAAATACAGTGTTTGCACCTGCCATAGCCTTTGCAGCGTCTTCTGCTTCGTTGATGGCGTTTCTAAATAGGTCCTGTACCTGTGAAAGAATAAAGGCAGTTGCCATAGCCTTTACAAGACCAGTCACCTTTGAAACGGACGTACCAAATCCACCAAGTTGTGATTCTACATTTTGTAGACCACTCTTTAGTTGTTTAGTGTCTGCAAGCACACTAACTATAATTGATTGATTAGACATACGTCCTCCTTAAACTTAACCCATACCCCACAGCAGCGAGGAACCGTGGGGCAGGGAATCTATTTTGTTTTATGTTTCTGTTGGTATATGTGTATGAACGCCTCTCGCTCATATACCGTCAGATTCCAGTAGTCAACTGGGGAGAGTCCAAATTCCAGGGCAAAGAATGCCATGTCTTCTGCTCTCCGTTTAACTATTTTTTTTCTTCGTCAGTTACCTTAACGGAATCAATAATAGTAGTGACTTCGTCGCTTGTCATATTCTCAATCTGTACGAGAGTGACGTTCTTGTCTTCTCTACGCTTGATTACATATGCCAATGCGATAAGCATCTTCATCTTTGGCTTGCCTTCGTCACCGAATGAGTCTATTGACATACCACCCAGTTCTTCAATCTTGGCAAGTTCTCCAAGTGTTAGTTTTGAAATATCCATTTTCTCGCTCCTTATGTTAATTGATTTCTACGCATAATATCTTTAATACCTGTGTCAATCATATTAATGATACTTTGCCTTTGTTGCTGCATGGCAGTCAAAAGGAATGGATTTGGTTCTATGTTCCTTGCTGAGTTACCATAGTGTATTACTGGACCATATGGGACACGTGCTCCACCTGCTCTAACGACAGCCTTGGTTTTACCCTTGCCTGCCTTCATAGACTGTGATAGTCTACCTGTTAGAACTGGTGGATTTGCTGCACGTATCACCATGGTACCAATTTCGTGCATTAGAATCTTCATATCTGAACTGTCATTACCAGCAGCAGTTAGTGCTCTATTAAGTTTACTTAATCCAGTAATCTTAACGCTACCACCAACAAATTGCTGAGAAATGTCGTTCAAAGCCATGTTAGATTCCGTTGTCTAGTGTAGGCTCTTCCTGGCAGTCCATACGAACTTCGAAAGTGTACTCTACGTTTGCTCCTGCTTCTCCACCAATGCTTGGCTTAGGTGGAATCTTAACTGTACCCACAAAGTGTGGCTCGTTAGCAGTTGCAGTGGTGTTGCCGTGAGGTGCATAAGTGTAACTTACAATCTCACCAGTGTTAGCCCAGATGTAACTCCATAGTGAAGCAGTATCTGTTGACTGAATTGCATTTAGTGTGAAGAAGTACTGACGTGCTCCACCAGCCTGTGCATCAGCAAAGGTTGTTGCACCTGTATCAGCCTCTTCGTTGTCAAGAACTGCAGAAGTAACATCTGCCCAGTAGTCTGTTGAACCAATGGTCAGTTTAAGTGCAGAACCCTTAATACGTGTTGACATAATTTTCTCCTTATAGTGAAACTAATGTTTCAATTTCAATTGTTATAGCCAAGAAAGTTGTGTTCTGTGATTCCAATGGATATGGTTGACCAACTTGGTTGATTCCATACCCTTCCGAAAGCAACAGGGTAACGATGTCATTGACTATTTCGTCAAGTGCCTTGGTAGCCTCTTCATTAGACTGTGGAGCAATTACCACATCAATGTTAAACTTTGCAAGGAACTTGCCATATGTTAGTCCACTCTGTAGATAAGGACTTCCTGGTGTAACAAATGCTACATTTGGATTAAATCTTTCTGGCAGATATGGGTGTGTAGGAACTACTGAACTAACTAGTGTTGCTACTTCTTGCTTGACGATAGTAAGTGACATTTAAGCAATGCCCCTTAGATACCTAGTAATCAAAGGATACACGCCAACTAGTGGGTCACGTGCTACTCTGATTGGTGCACCGTCAAATGTAGAGAACTGAGCAACTCCGTTAGGAGCATTTCTACGGTGGTACAATTCGCTACCTGCCTCAAGGTAGCAACGCTTCAAAACACTTGTAGGCACATTTGATGCTGACACCAAATCTGATACCAATTCAATTGCTTCGTCATAGCATTGCATAACATACGAGTCATCAATGTCTGATGCTCTTACATATTCCTTGAGGTCCAGGTAACTCATTGTATTCTCCTTTTAACCTTAAGCAGCCACTACTGGGACAATAGCAGAAGGAATTTCATCTGCGATTGCTGAGTATAGGTAGACTGAGAAGTCCTTGCTTAGGTTGATGATGTTCTCATCCTGTAGACGAACTACTGGTGAGTTGAACTGACGAATTGCGTTACGGTTGATGAATGCAACACCACCAGTTAGTGATGGGTCAACAACAACTGCAACAGATGCAACTGAACCGCCAAGACCAGCAACGTTGATAGAACCTACGTTGTTAGTTCCGTTACCAGTTACAAGCATAACTGGACGACCGTCAGAACCCTCAAGGGCAACCAACTTCTTGAATGTAGCAGCATCTACAACTAGAGCGTCTAGTGATAGACCCTGGTTCTGGAACTTAACTGAAGCGTCAACGATAGCGTTTAGCCAGTCAGTGTAAGTACCGTTTGCAGGAACTACAACAGTGTTGTCTGCAGTAACCTGTGCAGCGTGAGCAGCAAGGTAAGCAGTACGGAACTGTGCGTTTAGAGCCTTACCAACCTGGATAGCCTGTGCACGTAGCGAGGCATCAAGGATGTTGATAGATGAACGCTCAATCTCCTGACGAGATAGAGTGGTGTATCCACCAAGGGTCTTTACAGGAGCAGTCTTTAGTTCCTGCTCAATCTTACCGAATACAAGGTCGTCACCTTCAGCAGCCTGTACGTCAATGTCCATGGTGTTAGACTTCAACTGTGCATACTCAACGTAGTTACCTTCACCAGGAAGTGCACCAGTAGCGAATACTGAGCGAAGAACTGCAGCCTCGTCAACAATACGAGTCAAGTCTCCTACCCAGCCATTCATTACAACTGCATCTGCAGTGGTTCCACCAGTGTAAGCACGGATGGTGTTTTCGTCGTTCTTAGCGATAGCCTTTAGGACCTCACCTGCTGAACGCTTGTCAACTGACTCTACTGATGCAGTAGTAGTTGCTGACTTTAGTACCTGAACCTCACGGCTAAGGGTTTCAACTGACTCACGAACTTCATTAACAAGGTCCTGAGCAGCAATAGTGGTTTCGTTCGAATCCATTTCATTCTCCTCTTGATTTTTTGGAAGTTCCATTGGAACCTCATCTGTTGTTCCTGAGTCTTCACGGACGCTAAGTACATTAGCACCGTCGTACGCAGGCATTGGCACAAGACTGACTTCTCTGACGAGAACTTTTGTTCTCACCTTTACGTCGTTTGCATCAATCTTTTCTTCTACAGGCTGGAAGCCTACAGAAAATTTATTAATCACTCCATCACGGACAAGCGTGTATGCTTCGTTTCCACGTGGAGTGTCTGAGATATAGGCTGTAATTTCATAGCCATCCTTGGTCTCACGACCACTCTTGATTAGACCAATTGGCTCTTCGTGTCTCCAGAAGAGTTGTGTAGTCTCAGCAAGGGTAACTGAATTAGGAGCAAAGCGTTCCTGATACAGTCCGATGTTTGCTACCTCGCCATATGGAACAGCAATACCAGTAATGGTACGCTCTTCACTGTTTACAGCACGAATATCAAGTTCTCTAATTTCTAGTTTAGACATTAGTGTCTCCTTGGTTGTCGTTAGCGTTTGGGTCAACAGGTTCAGCAACTGGTGCTACTGGTTCTGCTGGCTTATCAAACTCTGGGATTTCTGGAAGGTCTTCAATAGTACGTACTTCGTTCTTTGTCATCCATCCAGCAGCCAATGCTGAAGCGTGAGCAGCATAACGAGTTGTTGTGTCTGCTCTTAGAATTGCTTCAATATTGAACTTTGCTCTTTGAGAACCAGGAAGGAAATCAGTTAGAGCATCCTCAATCAGGATTAGGTACTGCATAAGAGAGAATCTTACGAAACCTAACCACTCTTGAGAAACGTTTGCATAGGTCATTGTAGTTCCCTCATTTGCTGCAAGCATAAGAGATGCAGGAACACCAAATAGACGAGCAATCTGGGTAATTGAGAACTGTTGTACCTGAAGGAATTGGACTTCTTCTGGCTTTAGATAGACTGGCTGATAGGTGTAGCCACTACCAAGAACAGCAACACCATTCTTTGCACCAGCAGTCTGGTTCCATGTTTCTTTAAGTTGTGTTGCATCACTGCTATCAATGATAGAGTCTGTCTTTAGAATACCGCCTGGGATACCGCTCTTGCTGAACCAGGTAGTTGCATAGTCACGTGTGTCTAGTGTGCCACGTAGTTCGTGCTGTGCTGACTGGATAGGACCAAGACCTTCTGCTTTACCAGGAACCTGGAGAAGTTTTAGGTGCTTGATGCTGTCTGGAGCAATGTCTTTGCCATTGTAAATGTACTTAGTTACCTTTCCATTTACGTTGGTTTCCATTCTCATATCAAGTGGGTTGAGTGGAGTTAGGTTTAGTACCTTGCCCTGTGGGTCACGGTCTACCATCCAATACGCATTACCCTGAGATGCAAGAGATACAACTGTCTGCTCAACAAAAGATGAACGAGGCATATCAACGTTAGGCTTCTTAATGAATGCTGGAGCGTTGACCACCTCGTTGTTCTTTACAACGTCAAGTGACATTTGCTTAGTGGCGATAGTCAGGATTGAAATCGCTCTGTACACTGCAGGAAGAGAGAATGCCTCTCCAATGCCAACAGATGACTCTGCTGAATTCCTGGTCTGTGGCAAAATCTCGCTAGACACTGCTCTCTGTTCTACAGAAGGTGCTAGACGCTTTACCAAATCGTTAAATAGTCCCATAATATAAACCTGCTTATCTAAATAATTATATCACGAATGATGATTAGTCGTATTATTAGAATACCTGTAAAGGCACTTCTTTTTTAATCTCTGCTGCGAAGACACCAATGACCGTAGCCAATACAGCATCAATCTCAACAGACGAATCTCTTCGTGAAATCCTCCACGCATCTCCAATGTTCTTCCTCGCTGCTCTTGGCAACTGCATGGATAGAAGCATATCTCCTGCGTGTTTGATTTTCTTCTGCATTACCTTGGCATAGAACATAGATGACGCATTGATAATCTCATTCTGTGTTGTGGTGTAGGAAGGGATGTTTCTCATCTTCAATTCATTAGCCAAATCCCTCAGAGCATAGTTGTCCATGATAAAGGTGATTGGTTTGTACTTAGCCAATGACTGACATACCCTGACCAATTGCTCCAGGGTTGGTTTGGTGATTGAGGCTACTACTTCTGTGTGTGTAATACCCTCGTTATCTTTGACACAAGCCACGATGGTAGCGTATCCCCAGTCAGGACTTCTGTCAACAGCAAAGACAGGTCTGATATCCCTAGGGAATGTCTCTTCTTGTAGCCTTTGTAGAGGACTCCAGATAGATAGAGGCATAAAGGAGTTGTCTCCAGATACGAATCTATTTAGTCTATAACGAATAATCTCTTGGTCAGGCAATGAACGTACGTCCTGTAGCATAACCTCTGGGTCAATACGACCAGATGACAATGCAGGGTTTGCTTCCATTAGTAACTTGAGCAGTTCTTCATCATCATCTGGAACTACCGCTTCTGATGCCTCCCAAATGAAAGCACCAAATCCATCCAGTTCGCCTGCTATGGCTTTTTCGGCGTTTTGATAGAGTCTCTTCAACAGGTTTGACTCATCATCACCTGCAGTAGTGATACTAACTACGATTGTATCCTTACGTGAACCTGTACCTGATATGAGAGCATCGTAGACATTCTCATCAACCAGGTGAACCTCGTCAACAATGGCTGTTGAGACAGGGATACCTTGAAGTGTTCCTGCATTTGATGCTCTAATGATGTACTTAGAACCTGTCTTGGTTTGAATACCACGTGTGTCTGTAATCTTACTCATGGCTTTTGATAGTCTAGGGTTTGCTTGCACTACCCTCAGAAGTCTCTCATGGACAAGACGTGCTTGGTCAGCATTAGATGCCACGCCAACATTAGTTACCCCAGGCTGACGGAGCAATGCCCACAAGCCAATCACGGACATAACCTCTGTCTTTCCATTCTGCCTTGGAATTGAGCAGAGAACCTGACGATACCTCAAAGAACCATCAGGATTGGTTTCTAATATGCGACGAATGAGGTCTTTTTGCCATTCATCAAAGACATATTTGTCTCCATATGCTACCCTCCAGGCTACCTCAGCAATAGGCAAAAGCCAATCTGCATCAGATGTAAAGTCCTCAGAAAGGGTTGGAGTATGTCTTGTTGCTACCATTAAATACCCCTGCGAAGCAGTTCTATGTTGTTGAATGGGTCTACTTCTTCAGCATCCCCTGGCTTTTTCTTCTTCAAATCTCTGTATGTCAAGCCAAATGCTGATACCAATGGAGCGTGTAACTTGTTCATTGTATCTAGTTCATCAGCAATAGCCTGCAATGTTACTATGGCTACATCATCTTCTTCTGTTAGCCAATCAGCAAACAAGATGAA